AATAAGAACTTTGTTTGGACTGTTTTAAGAAACATGACTTTTGATTATAAAAAGAGCAAAACACGAATAACAAAAGTAAGCATAACGGAAGCCTACCAACTAAAAGACGAATATTTGCCTGAAATACTTGAAGCAAAGAAACGATTAGAAATAAAGATAAACCAAGAGGTTAAACAATGGCACTGGTACGATCAACTATTATTTGACCTTTACCGAACTTCAGGAATGAGTACACGCCAAATTGAAGGCGTTACTGGAATAAGTTTTAAAAGCGTATGGAAAACAATTAAGACTTGCAAAGAACGTTTAAAAGATAATGTAAAAGAAGATTACGAAGATTTTAAGAACCAGGATTACGAATTAATAAAATAACATGGAATTCAAAATAGGTGATATTATAAGGGATGTTGAAGATGGCGACTGTTATTATGTAGGTGAAGTAACTGAAGTAGAAAATAATGAAGTTGCAAAATACAAAGTTTTAGATGTGTTTTGGTGTGGGGATTACATCAAAGACGATGAATATATAGGTAAAATAATAGAACCACAATGGTGGTATATAACTAAATAAAATAAAAACATGACAAGAAAAAGACGAACAAAAGCCGAAATATTAGCGGCTAAAAGCGAAGGTTTAGGAGACACAGTAGAAAAGGTTTTAGAAGCTACTGGAGTATCAAAGGTGGCTAAATGGTTACTTGGTGAAGACTGCGGATGCGACGAACGTAAAGCAAAGTTAAACGAGTTATTTCCGTACCGTAAACCTTTATGCCTACTAAAAGACGAATACGAATATTTAAAAGAATGGTATTCTGAAACACGTTATTCAATGAAGCCTACCGAACAAAAGGAACTATTAAGAATTTACAATAGAGTATTTAAAGTAAATATGCAACCAACAAGCTGCGGTTCTTGTCTTCGTGATGTAATGAATAAATTAGAAATATTATTTAATACGTACGAAGATGCCAATTCCTAAGCCACGAAAAGACGAAAGTAAAAAAGACTTCATTCAAAGATGCATGATTGACGATACAATGACTTTTGAATACGAAGATATAGACCAACGTTTAGCGGTATGTTCAACAACTTATGAAGAAAATCTAACAAAAGACGAATTAAAAAATGGCAAAAGTAGGTAGACCAAGAAACTTAGATAGTCCCGAACAACTATACGAACTATTTAAAAAATACAAAGAAGACGTAAAAGCCAACCCGAGAATTAAAAGCGTATTCGGTGGTAAAGAGTTTGAAGAAAGAGCTGAGCCTTTAGAAAGACCTTTAACAATGGAAGGTTTCGAAATATTTTGCTGGGATAATGTAGGATGCGTTGAAGACTATTTTAAGAATACGAATAAAGCATACGAAGATTTTTCTCCCATCTGTTCACGCATACGCAAAGAAATACGCGAAGACCAAATAACGGGCGGTATGGTAGGACAGTATAACGCAAGCATTACACAACGTTTAAACAACTTAAAAGAGCAAGTTGAACAAACGAATATCGAACAACCTTTATTCCCTGAAACTGATAATAAATAAATTTGGATAAGTGGCAAGTTTATAGTATATTTGTTTATGGAAATATTTAAATCAATAAAAGGCTACGAAGGTATTTATGAAGTATCTAATTTAGGTAGAGTAAAATCAATTAAAAGAATTATCATTAGAAGTGATAATAAAAAACGAACTATTCCTGAAAAAATAAAGGAAGGTAATCACACTAAAGGTTATAAAAGAGTAGCTTTAATTGATGAAAATAAAATATCAAAGCATTACTATGTACATCGTTTAGTCATGGCTTCATTTGTAGGTAAAAGCGATTTATACGTTGATCATATTGACGGAGATAAAACAAATAATAATTTGAGTAATTTGAGATACGTAACTAATTCTGAAAATTTAACCTTTAGAAATACGGACAAAAAATATAAATCAAAACATCCGTATGTTTATTTTGATAATTTAAGAAATCAATATAGGGTATATAAACACGGAAAAAGATTTAATTCATTTGAAGAAGCTAAAAATATGGCTATATGTTTATACGGACAACGGCAATAAATAAATTATTAGAACTTAAAAAGTTTATTAAAGGAATTCAAGGAGGTTCGTCGGCTGGAAAAACGTACGGAATAATTCCTATTGAAATCGATTACGCCATAAAAAATAAAGGAACTGAAACATCAATAGTTTCTGAAAGCATACCGCATTTAAAAAGAGGTGCAATGCGTGATTTTAAAAAAATAATGATGTCAACAAATAGATGGACTGATGCTCATTGGAATGCTACTGATTTTAGATATACTTTTACAAATGGTTCTTTTATAGAATTTTTTTCAGCTGATAATAGTTCTAAATTAAGAGGTGCAAGAAGAGATAGGTTATATATTAACGAATGTAATAATATAGATTTTAATTCATTTACCGAACTTGCAATGCGTACTAAGCATTCAATTTTTTTAGACTGGAACCCTTCAAATGAATTTTGGTTTCACACTGAATTAAAAAACGAGGATAATGTAGACTTTATTATTTTGACTTATAAAGATAATGAAGCCGCACCACAAACAGCGGTTGATTTTATAGAAAAAGCAAAGATAAAATCTTCAATATCTTCATATTGGGAAAATTGGTATAGGGTTTACGGATTAGGCGAAATAGGAATGTTAGAAGGTGTTATATTCAGCAACTGGAAAACTATCGATATACTGCCTAAAGAAGCGAATTTAATAGGTATTGGATTAGACTTTGGTTACACGAATGATCCAACTGCAATAATAGAAATATACAATTACAACGGGCAACGAATAATAAACGAACTGAAGTACCAAACGGGAATGTTAAACAGCGATATTGCAAACGCACTACCGAAACACGTACCCGTTTACGCTGATTCAAGCGAACCGAAAAGCATTGAAGAAATAAAACGCTACGGAATAACAATTAAAGGCGTTACAAAGGGCAAGGATTCAATAAACTACGGAATAGACGTTATGCAACGTAATGAATATTTAGTTACTTCAAATAGTACCAACCTAATTAAAGAACTTCGAGCGTATTGCTGGGACACGGATAAACAAGGCACACGCTTAAATAAACCGATTGACACAAACAATCATGGTATTGATGCGCTGCGCTATCACGAAATGGAAACGTTAGGAATGAATAGTAACTACGGTAAGTATCATATTTGGTAAATAAATAATATTTCGTACCCGTTTAAGTATGCAAATAGTGTGAATTATCTTTACAAACTACAAAAACACGAATTAAAAGTTAATATATAGAATGAAAACAGAAATTGTAATACCTACTTCATTAAGTGAAATACCTTTAAAGAGCTACCAAGAATTTATGCGGGTAGTTGAAAAGTCAAATGACGATGAGTTCATAGGTCAAAAGACTATCGAGATATTTTGTGGTCTAAAAATGAAAGACGTTGTAAAAGTAAAATGGAGCGACGTTAAAAGCTTAACCCTACATTTAAACGAAATATTCAAAGCAAAGCCTAAATTTCAAGCTACCTTTAAAATAAAGGATATGGAGTTCGGTTTCATTCCTAATTTAGAAGATATGAGTTTCGGTGAATACATTGATTTGGAAAGTAATATTTCAAACGTAGAAACTTTTCACAAAGCAATGGCAGTAATGTACCGACCTATTACAAAGAAAGTAAAAGACCGTTACGAAATATTTGAGTACAAAGGGACGGACGAATTTAGTGATGTTATGAAGTACGCACCATTAAATGTTGTCTTAGGTGCAACGGTTTTTTTTTCGACTTTAGGAAGCGACTTAGTTCAACATACGCTTACCTCTTTGGAGAAGGAAATACAGAAGAATCCGAAGATAATGACTTTAGCGAAAGAACGCAATTTAATAAAAGATGGGGATGGTACAATTCAATCTATGCGCTTTCTCAAGGAGACGTTACAAAGTTTGATGAAGTTACCCGACTGGGAGTTAGAAAGTGTCTTACCTACCTCACTTATGAAAGACAAAAACGAGAAATAGAAGAAAGAGAAATAAAAAAAATACAAAGACATGGCTAATTATTACACTGTTTTAGATACGTTAAAAACCAACTTAGAAAACGATCCATTTGTAAACACGGTAACTCAAGGTGATATCTTTGCGGTCGATTTGGCAAAGCAAACAATATTTCCTTTAGTTCATATTATAGTAAATAACGCAACTTTTGAAAGTAATATAATTCGTTTTAACGTGAGTTTAATGGCAATGGATATTGTCAACAAATCAAAAGATGAAGATACAAATATATTCGACGGCAATGATAATGAAATATATGTACTTAATACTATGCTTTCAGTATTGAATAGGTTGTACGAAGAACTTAGACGTGGCGACTTGTTTACGGATGCTTTTCAAGTAGACGGTAACCCTACATTAGAGGCGTTCGCTGAAAGGTTCGAAAACTATTTAGCTGGTTGGACTATGACTTTCGATATTTTAGTTCCTAATGAAATGACTGTTTGTTAATGAGTGAAAGATTAAAAGCCTTAGAAAAGTTTCGTGATTTGGTAGTAGCTGAAGCGAAAGCTAATTTACAAAGGTTGGGTAAAAATTCAAGCGGTAAATTAAGCAATTCAATAAAAGGCGAAGTAAAAGAGATGCCTAATTCAATAGGTATTTATTTCGAGATGGAGCCTTACGGGAACTTTCAGGATAAAGGTGTTGACGGTAAACGAGTAAAACACGGTTCGCCTTATTCATATAAGGATAAAATGCCGCCACCAAGTAAGCTGGATAAGTGGATAGTTCGAAAAGGTATTGCACCACGTAACAACGGTAAATTTGCTGCGCGTTCTGTTTCTGCTGCGGGGTTTAAAAAAAGTATTCAATTCTTAATTGCACGAAGTATTTATTTCAAAGGAATAAAACCAAGCCTATTTTTTACAAAGCCTTTTGAGGCTGCCTACAAAACTTTACCAGATACGTTAATAGATAAATACGGTTTGGATGCCGAACAGCTTTTAAATGAAATATTAGACCAAAATTTAAAGAATATAAAATGAGTATTTTTGCACGTTCACCTTATATAGTAGAAATAGCGGAAACAGGACAAGACGGTTCTAAATTAGAAGTATTTATTTGGAACGGTACGGGGAGCGCACCAGCTTCGCCAACTTACACTTTGAGTAAATTAATACCAGCTTCAAACAACGTAAAGACGTATTACAATATTTCACCTTACATTCGTGAGTATTTAAGTTGGAATACAAGACAAGAAATTTATAATACTTTTCCAGCAAGTCAAACTACGCAATATTGCAATGTTCAATTGAAAAGATACAAATTAGACAGCGGAACTTACACGCTACTTAGTACAAATTCATACGTAGCTTATGACGGTTTTGGGTGGTATGAACAAGGGTATAATTACACGCCGACCTACGACATATTACACGACGAAGGAACGTTTTTTTATTACTACGATGGCACAAACCCAAGCACAAATTCAAGTAGAAGGGCTGGTCATATAATGGTTAAAACTGCGACAAGCTACAAAGCAAAATATACTAACTTGGCAACGGCTGCTACATTCACACAAAACTTAACAAACAATTCAATTTTAGACGTACCGAGGGTATATGAAAATTATTACGCTGGCGGAAATAAATTAGAGATAATTATAAATATTTTAGGTAGTGATGTTACTGTTTGGACTGGTTATTTTAAACCTTTCGAGCTATGCCGCTATACAGCCGTTTTGTGCGACTTTGTAAACAAATACGGTAGTTGGCAAAGGACGTGGTTTTTTGCAGCGTCTAACGATACATTCAGCATTGAAAACACGGAATACAATTTAATGCAAAGCACGTTTCCGAATTATAATACTTTAGAAGGTCAACGCAAAGTATTTAATACAACTGCGAAAAGAAGCATTAAAGTAAATACGGACTGGGTAACTGAAAGCTACAATGATTTGTTGGAGCAGCTAATGACAAGCGAAAGAATATTAATAAACAGTTTACCAGTAAAGATTAACACGAAGTCAACGGAGCTATTCAAGAATATAAACCAAAAAATGATTAACTATTCTTTAGAGTTTGACTTTGCCTTTAATGCAATAAACAACGTAATATGAGGCAAGTACAAGTTTATATTGAAGGACTTAAGATTGAACTATTTGAAGACGAACAAATTAATGTTACTTCGAGCGTTCAAAATAT